CTTTTAAGCCCAGTGGGCCCTTTACTCGGAAAACCCGAGAAAGACTGACGAAGTTACGAGTTGGCTACCCAACTCGTCTTCAGGACGCGGCGGTAGCCACGGGACACAATCCCGTGACTTTCCCCGTGCCCCGTCAGACGGCAAGCTAGTCGCACGTAGTCAGAGAATGGGTGCCAAGGAATCACTCTTGGCTCTCTGAAAACGCCGACTTTGGTCCACTTGATTCCGCGCTCCCACTTGAACGTTTCCGGAACCCCATGAAGAACTTGATCGCCGAGGCGTTCGGGTCCTCCCAGGGTCCGTAGACGTCCAGGGATATGGCGCACCACCCACTCCAAGAACTTGAAAGGATCAACCCCACAAGTCTCGAGAATGCGTTTCGCACCATTGTGGAGAGCGAAGAAAGCAGACGGTTCATTGTCCAGCCTCATCTTCATGTAGTACCCCCTAACGGGGATGCCGTTGAAGTAGTCTCCACCGCAGGACTCCCGAAAGGGGCCTGAAGTGAAGGACTTCGAGCGATTAACCTCGAAGCCAAGCCAGGCAAGAACCTCGGTCACTAAGTCTGCGCAGTCCGTGGGTAGGATTAAATCGTCCCCAAAGACGAACAGATTCCATCCAAGCTCTGGTTCGTGACCTCTCAGAGAGAGGCACTCCGCAGTGATCGCCGCGAAAATCGCGGTCTCGAGCTCAAATGTGTAACCGTTCCCCATGCTGCTGAATTTCTCCAGCACACGCCACTGACCGTCTACCAGGGTTCTCTTTGACCTAAGGTCGCTGAGAATTGGCAACCAGCCAGTGTCCCGCAAAAGAACCCTAACCAGGTTCTTGCAGAGGGAATCGCTTGCATTCGTCAAATCCAACGTTGCAAAGGTCCCAGACTTCGAGGCAAATCGTGCCACCTGACGGTGGACGTCCGCTGCGTAGTCGAGATCCCAAGCCGCGTTCCGCGCGAGGCGGGTGCGAATGACAGCTCCAACACCCAGCTGTAGCCAGATATTTAGAGTTGGTTCGATGGCAATGTTCCGGTCCGTTAACGCCGTCTTTGGGACGAACGTATGACGGTTACCGCGAACTATGCGCCACGGATTTGACTTACCAGACAGTTCCGCCCCCCAAAGGGTGCCGGTAACGTATGGCAAATACCATACACTGTCCTGGGTCAGCGTCAAGACGTCAGAGTACTTGTCTGCGGCAGTTGGCGAGACCACCGTACTGGAGAAAGTCGTACCTGGTCCGTGTCGGCAATGAGCACGAAGCTCATCATCTGACGGACTGTGTTTCAACCAACTAAGGAGGCGTCTTCTAACCCTGCGCAGAAATTGCGCAGGCGGGTCATCCGAGAGTGGAGACTCGATAAAGCGCGAAAGCCTTTCATTGGCGAATAGGCACGACGTTTCACCGGCTTCCCATGACCGCATCGCTTCAGCCCTGCGTACGCTATCTGAAGACCCCCTTGTGAAAGGGTTCTTCTTCAAGAAGCACACAGCAGCGTTGGCTCGAACGTAGTCATGGTGGCTAGTGAAATCTTCGGGCTTGACTTTCAGAGTCAAAGCCTCCTGCCATTTCCCCTCAACCCACAACTTTCGAAGGAGATGAGAAGTCGGGCAGTCCAGTTGCTCCCAAAAGAGGAGAGCGGCCTGATCGATCACCGTATCAAGCATACCTAGTCCTTTTGGCTACTCGGGATTAGAGGCGGGTATTAAACCGCCGCGTAACCTGCAGTCAACTGCTGCTTGGTCAAACCAGCAGCAAGAAGATTGCAGCCCTGGTAGCAGGCCTCGCTGATGTGCGAAGCCGGGACCCCTTGCGGGATCACGGCACCGAACTGAAGCAAGACCGTGTCCTGGACTCGGTACAGGCCGGTGTTCGCGTCGAGCACTGCGTAGGGCATCTTGATGATGCCTTCGAATCGGCGCGCCGTCTTCGGCCCGTTCCATCTGGAAACGAGCTGATAGATCGAGCGCATGCCGACGGGCAATGCGGCGTTCGCACCGGTGTCTTGACGCCAGACAGCCCATCCGCCGTCTCCGCCGCTCCCCGAAAGGGCGTCGTAGACGATGTCGGTGGTGTTGTCCGCCTTCTTGACGGTGATGTTTGCAATCGAGGGCATGTTTACCTCAACGAGTTTGGGAAAGTCACTTTCTCCCAAGGACCGCCACGATCAGAGATATAGATTCTATACCCCGTTTCAGCGACAATCCTCGGAACGGCTTCACGACAAGCTCTGGGGCTGGGAGCCCTAAGCTACGACGCATTTCCACTGCAGTACGATCAACCTCGGACCACACATATTCACCCGTTATCGCATTAGTTTGCGAGTCCCGGAAGTGATCATGCATAGTCACGAAGTCAGTCCAGTGGGGGTGTAGAAGTGAACACCCGTACCAGTCCGTCATCGAACTAAGTACCTGCTCTACGTTGACGAACCAGTCAACGACAAAGGAGAACGGTATCAACTTCCATGGCAGCGCAGTGTCTAAAACACCAAGCTGGTTCGCCAAGAAGAGATTAGGGTTATCCACACGAATCCCCGTGTAACACGTGGACGTAATGCGGTAAGACCCCTCGGCGGAATAGGTGTAACTCCAGTTCCCAGACACGTGAGTGTCCAGGGTTTTGAAGCTATCGCCCGTTCTGCAGCGGCCCTTCATCCGTTGGTGCCAAAATACCGTCTTCGTCAAGATGTTGACAGAGGTCTGGATGTCCTGAACCACTGGCGCAATGCCATACTGGTATTCAAGGAACGTCGAGGCCATGCCACCACGCTTGTAGATAGACGGGTCAAAAGACACCTTCAGAGTTCTAGCCGCTTCACCGAACCTGCCCCGCCTCACGGCGGAGACAAACTTCGCTAACTGCGTGGCCCTCCTGTTGATTAAATCCCTACTCTTGTTGATCTGAGCCAGGTTTTCGCCCCAGCCTGCTTGGTCGTAAGCGGCGTCCTTAAGACGTTCGTACGCGACGTTGCGGGCATGGACTAAACTTGACGGACCGCCTTCGAATAGGTATAACCCCAGGTCCGTGCGTTTGAACGATTGGGTCGTCCAATGGACATTTTCTACGCCATGAACATAATTCATGTAGTAGGGTAATGGCCTATCGATTGGCATGGCTTGAGACCAGCGGTCTCGAATCAGCACATCGAACAACCCATTTGTCACGACACGGGGGTGTGCCGTCACCGGCAGGACCATTCTGTCTCCCAGGCGCGGTTTCCGCGCGACAGTTAACTCAGGACCTTACCCGATAGAGACAGCTATTGAAGCTGAGTCGACTCGGGCTCGATGGCTTGCATGAACTGATTGAATTTCTCGACGTCGAACGGTTCGCCGCGGTAGAAGAGTTGAACAGGGCCTGGTTGGCCCAGCTCATCATCCTTCGCCACGGATTTCCAATCGCCGTCTTGAACAATCCATTCCATGTTAGCCTCCAGAGTTAAAGCAAGAGCCCCCT